TCCACCGTAATAATATATTCTGCTTTGTCTGTTGGTTTTTCATAAACGTCAAGTCCCTTACTCCTAGTAATGGGATCTATAAATGCCAATGCTCGTAGTTTAGCGGCAGAGATTAATGTGTCAACAGATCCCAGGAATTCACATTCAAACTCCTGGGTGAACTGTCTCTCTGACGTGTTCTTAATAGTTTCTGCTTTCCAGTTCTCATCCCTACCAGGCACCTGTGACCAGTGTACCTCGTGCCAGGTATATCCATTCCTACCATTCTGTGCATCAGTCCACAACTTATAGAAGTGGTTCATACCCTGTGGGGTAGAGATGATTATGACCTTCGTTGATTTACCAGAAGTAATAGTAGGATAAACAGAGGCAAAGAAGGACTCTGCAATATGGTTTGGAACGAACGCAAACTCATCGAGGAAGATGATGTTAAACGACATACCTCGGACAGCACTCGCAGATGTAGAAGCTGCCAATATCTTACTGCCATTCTCTAACTCCATGGATCCTTTGTTCCATGATATCACGCCTTGCTGAATCCACTTGGGCAAGTTCTCGTATGCTGTTTGCAGACGACCGAGTAGATCCCTTGCTGTACTTGCTTTGTTAGCGAGGATACCAATGTTAACGCTGTCATTAAACAACGCATAATGCAACAAATACGAAACCACCGTCGTAGACTTTCCAGTCTGTCGAGGCAGCTTCGCAATGTTAAATCTACTTGTGTGGAACTTCCTGATTAGTTCTTCTTGGAAGTCCCACATTTTGAATGGCACCAGACCCTCGTCAAGTGAGACGATCTGTACATAGTTCTTTGTGAAGTATACAGGATCTTTCTGACACTTAACGTACTCTTCAATTTGTTCCTTGGTAAAGTCTTGCTTGACGTTCGCTTTCTTTAGAAGCGGGTTACCAAGATAAATCTGATCGGATGCCATAAGAAAACTAGTTCACCACTAGTATTTAGAGATCACCGAACTTGTCTCGCATATCTTCCATAGTTTTTTTCTTCTCGGAGATCATGCCATCGATGTAACCTGCCCTGTATTCCCAGGTCTGACCACCATCCATACCCTTCATTGGATTGATGCATTGTTCGTTCCCTAGTTTGTTGCAAACAAGACCAGCAAGGTCAAGCTCACTAGAGTCAGATGTATTCCCAGTGCCACGCCAGACATGTGTACCATTAATCCAGGTGGCACCGCACTTTTCGCATTCTTTCCTCTCTAGTTTGAGAGTAGACAATTCCTTGTCAGGATCGGTCATCTTTACGTAACTCCTTTATTAGTTTGTTATAATCTGGTAGGTCTTTGATAAGTTGTTGTTCCAACTTACGGCGCATAAGATACATCCTAAACCTAACCCAAGCATAGCGCAATTGCAGGTCGAAGTATACAAACAATCGCGTCGTCTCTTCGACGCCAGCATAGGCAACGAGTAGAATGACGAGGGTGATTACTACGTAGACACCAAGCATATGTAACACTCTGCTACAGGTATTATAGTCCTATGTAGTAAAAAAATGTGTAACAAACACTAACTTTTTCTTAACTAATTTTAAACGGGATCAAAAATTTGTCCAAGATTCATGTTACCACTAATGATTACCTTCAATTTAGAAGTTCTAATAATCGGAGAAGTGTGCAAAGTATGTGAGGGAAAGATAACAATGTCTCCTTCTCGGGCAGGTGCTTGGAATGCACAGTTCATATCATAGTCCCAGAAGAGAGTCCTATCATCAGGATTTTCTAGGTGTACATAATACACAAACGATATGTTAGATCCACCGTGGACATGCCACCCATGAGATTGCGTTTTTGTATAAACTTGATGCCACGCATGAATGATGTGTAGATCGTTAGCATAGTAACGATCAGACACTGCGTCTGTAAATTCTTTGATGTTCTCCAAGAATTTATTAATATATTTTTTCTCGGAGTTGTTCTCCCAGTAATCAGAAACCATGTTATCTGGATCTCTGTTCTCTGCAGGAGACTCCTCATCCATCAGTTCAATCAGTTCTCTCTTGATAGAGTCATGATGCTTAAATTTATGTTTCCAAATTTCCATTATAAATTTTCAAAATTATATTCTGATATCATAGCAAACATTCTTTTCCTCATAATATCAAGAAGGATTTGTTCTTCGTATGGTCTGGCAGGTGCCCCTGGCCACATCTTGATAGAGTATTCAAAATGGTCATACATCGCCCTGACTTCCTCTATGTTCATAGTCATGGTGCATAGCCATTCCTCTTCCTCGGGCATGAGACTCTTGTGTATCTATACCCAGTATATAGTAGATGATATATCCAACACCTATCAAAAGTATGATGATGCTGATAATCACACTCCATACAGGATCGTTAGGATTTTCTAGTGGTCGTAGGAGGAGGTTCATTCCATTCTGATTTCAAGTTGTTGTATCTAGGGTTGTTTATTGCTTCTAGATGCAGCATTTCTGATAGTTCGTCAACACATTGACACCACTTCTTTCTGGCGTCTCGTGCTCCTAATGCTTTTTTCGCCACAAGCGATTCCACTCCCTCCAAAGTTGGGCACATTCTTCGCTCTTTTTTTGGAGGTGTGGTTCTCGATACACTATGGATTCCTGGGGTCTCTCCCTAAACTTTTTAAGTAGTCAGCCCACCAGTCTGGATCCCTCTTGCATTTCCAATTGGGTACTGGCAAATCATGAAGCGAATACCATTCGTTAATCGCTTCATCTATAGTCTGTGCGATCTCCATATTCCTCTTCCTCTTCGTCAACATCAGCATATGCATTCTCCACGAAGGGTCCTCGTTTTCGTAAAGGTTCTCTTCTGACATAATCCTGTTCAGCATTAACGGCAGATATCCAAACAACAAATTTCATCAACACGAAGATGATGACCAATGGCGAAAGACACAGTAGTAGTGTAAAATTCATTCGTGTTTTTTAGCGAAGGGTTCCCAATGCTCCCAACCATATTTATGGACAAGATGCATTCCTATGATAGGAACAAACACAACACAAAACCCCATGACGCCTAGGCACCACGGGGTATTCATAACAGATCTGACGAACAGTTGTATGTTATGCATTAGAAGTGCCGCTCCAAGACTTCTAACCTCTCTTCCTCATGAGCGATGACATCAATCTGTTCTTGGATTGCTCCAAGCACATCAGGATGCTCACCGATACCCACGGGGTTGTGAAGGTATACTTCGATGTTCACTTTTGCTTTTGCAATTTTGCCTTGAGCATCTGCTTTGAGTGCTTCAATAATACGGTTCTTCATTCTGGAAAATCCCAATTAGTAATTTGTTCTGTTTGTTTCCAAGGACCCCACGTACCAGGACGATAGACATAAGGTGTAGTTCGGATCTGACACTGATCGCCAGTGCATAGTAATTTATCTACGATCCTCCAGGATTCCATTACTTCGTCTGCATGCACGAAGTGGGACTGGTCTTGGTCGATGACATCATAGAGCAATTTTTCGTATCCGTCAATTGCTCGGTCTTCTGGGTATGCGTGAGTGAGCGTAGCGAGTTCAAGACTATCACCAAGCCCAGGAGATTTAATGTCAAGACGGATATCCAGATGAGGACTAGGCTGGAGACGCATAACAATCCTATCGTTAACTTCCCCTTCATAGAGTTTTAGCGGTGGTGCTTTGAGTTTGATCACAACTTCCACACAACCATAAGGCATGTTCTTGCCCGTCATCACGTTAAAAGGAACCCCTTCCCATCTCCAGTTATCGACGAATAGAGTACCAGCAAAATAGGTAGGAGTGGTACTGTGAGGATCAACCCCCTCTTCAGAACGGTACGTATCATATTGCCCTAGAACTAGTGTTGGTGATATTCTAGTCGCTGCTAGAACCTTTGTCTTCTCACGTCGTAGTTCCCTGGCATTCATGCGACAGGGTGCTTCCATAGCAATCAGTGCAAGCACTTGTAGAATGTGATTCTGTAGCATGTCGCGTACAGCACCAGCAGTCTCATAGTATTGAGCACGACCATCACAACCGATGGTCTCTGTAGCAAAGATCTGAACTTCTTCTATGTACTGGCGATTCCAGAGAGGTTCCAGAAGTATGTTACTAAATCGCGTAGTAAGAATGTTGTTAACAGTATCTTTACCAAGATAATGGTCAATGCGATAAACCTGTTTTTCCCGTAGATGTCTCCCCACCACAGACTGTAGATTATCAGCAGATTTATAATCGTGCCCAAAGGGTTTCTCAATAACCACTCTGGTCTTGTCGGGGTCATCAAGTAGACCCGCCTCTTTAAGATGGATAATAGCGTTAGCATATCTTTCTGGAGGAACCGACAAGAAATAAGTATTGTCGTCAAGATGAGTAGGAAGATTATTGAGAGAGTCAACATTGTCTAGGTCTGCTGAAATGTAGTCTAGATGATGTAAGAATTCTTCGGGGTAATCACCAAGAGATTCTTTCCATACCCCCACTCCAGGATCTCTCCTAGCACAACCAGTAATCAAAAAGTTCTCTGGTAGAAGTTTCTTCTGCCAAAGTTTGTAGAGAGCAGGAATTAGTTTCTTCTTACAAAGGTCTCCCGTTGCTCCGAAGATAACAATTCCTTTAGTGAGCGGTTCCATTTCCATCGTATTTGTCGGATTCGTAGTATACATTTTCACCTTTTCGTACCCCGAAATATATCGTGGAAAGTACAAAGAACGGGGTAACCCATAGTAAGACATCAGCGAACGTCATGACCACCGAACATAGAACGCATACCATTCAAAACCTTGGCTGTGAAAGCACCAAGACGGCGCGACTCAAAACGTGCCCACAACGCACCAGAGATGACAGGAGTGGGTACACCCAGATCCACAGCGGTATGAACAGTCCAACGACCCTCACCGCTATCGGAAACTCCTCCATCGAACTTATCAAGCTCTGGATCGCGGCGAAGTACATCCGCAGTAAGGTCAAGTAACCAACTGCCAACAACGCTACCCCGACGCCAGAGCTCAGCCACTTTAGCAACGTCAACGTCATACTGATAATCGGCAGGGTTGTCCATTGGGGCGACCTCTGCATCTCCTTCTTTAACGTACTTGGCACCTGCATTTGCTTCTTTCAGAATGTTGAACCCTTCGGCGTATGCTTGCATGATACCATACTCAACACCGTTATGGACCATCTTCACAAAGTGACCTGCGCCAGCGGCACCACAATGCATCCAGCCGTATTCTTCAGGATACAAAGTGTACCTGTCTGTGTCACTAGTTCTTGGGGCAGCACCGATACCTGGTGCGAGTGCATCAAAGATTGAGCGGCAAGTGGATACTGCATAATCTGCACCCCCAACCATAAGACAGTATCCACGCTCCAGACCGTAAACACCACCACTAGTACCACAGTCAAGATACGAGATGCCAAGTTTAGATAACCTTTCTGCCCTGCGTCGAGAATCCTTAAAATTGGAATTGCCATGATCAATAATAATATCACCCTCCACACAAAATGGTAGTAACTCATTGATTGTGTCCTCTACTAATTCGGCGGGGATAACAAGTTGGAAGATACCAGGAATAGTTCCTGCTACATCGTCTTGGTGTACTACTTGAACAAGGCTTTCCAGAGAATCTGCAGCTGCTGTAATATACCCGTTGTCTGCTGCTTCTTGTGCTTTAGCATAATTTCTCCTGTATCCAAATACTTCAATGCCTGTCTTAAGCATACGGCGGGACATACCCTCACCCATGCGACCCAGACCAATCATTCCTACTTTCATTTTTCTTTTAATAAATTTTCTACTTGTTTGCGAGCATCAGACATCTTCTGCTTGTCGCGTTCTGAATGTCTGTAACCATATTTACCATGGAATATGGCATGACCCTGGCAGAACATTGTCACCCCAAATATCAGGGCAAGGATGATACCTATCCATTCAATTATAAGTGTATGTTGAGCCATGGGAATACAGGATCGATTACTCCAATAAGTCGAAGGAGACCTTCGGCAAAAAGTGCAAGCACAAACCAACCAACAAACATACTGATAATTGAGGCATTACGATTATGCTTTCTTATGGCATCATCGATCATCTCCTGCACTTCGTCTTTAGTGACGTAACTTGGTGGT